GGAATAGGTAATAGAGCTATTGCAAGACGTACAATACACGCAGTTGAAAAAGAACTAAGTCAACCTAAAGTAAAACCCTCGGATATTCTTGTAGGTATATGTTGGTCTTCTTCTGCAAGATCAGAATATTTTTTAAGAACAATCAATAGAAATACACTTGCCGACAAACAATTAGGACATAGGCATTGGACAAAATTTATTTACGAAGAAGAAGGTGATTGGATTTCTTTGAATAGTAATTGGTTAAGAAAGGGTGCTAAAGACGCTGAACTTTATTATAAATGGTTTCATGATCCTCTAGGAGGTGTAATCAATACATTGGAATCAATAATGTGGGTACAAAATTATCTACAAGCTAAAGGTATTAATTACTTTATGACAACTATTAGTCCTGCAACCTTTGGATATGACAAATTAGACTCATTAAAAGACGAAGATAAAAAAGAAGACTTTACCAGAGATAATGGACACCTCAGTTGGATGTGGAATTCAATGAAAGATCAAGAATATGCTTGGCTCCCGGTAGAAAGTTATTGGGATTGGTTGTTCGATAAAAATAATGTGGCTTTGTTTGCTGATGGAGAATTTGTACAAAAGGTTTGGGATGATTTATGGAAATGGGGAGAAGAAAAGGATGGCAAATGGAAATCAGCACAAAAATATCCTGGTTGGCATCCTAGCAAAAAAGCACATTCACTTTTTACAAGAGAAATTATTTTACCTTACTTAAAAAAGGAGTACACATGGATATAATGGCAGGTTGGTATTTGTTTATACTTTGTATCATAGCTAACTTAGCAATTTACTTTATGATAGATGGGTATTTTGAAGGTTTACCAGGATTAGGAGATGATGATGAAGGATAATAGAGATAGTCATTTTAAAATTAGTATGATTAAGAGTGGTGTTAGAATCGGCTCTTGTATCTGGGGACTATGGATGATTGAGGTCTTCCTAGTTGGATTTTTAATTGCTGAGATATTAGGCATTTACGAGGAATTATAATGGGAGTTAAAGAACAAATCTATAATTGGTATAGTGTGATGACAGATCCACGTATGGATGGATTTAATGGCTGGGCGTGCAAACAAAAAATTTACGAAACAAAAATGTTATGTGAAAAATTATTGCAGACAGACGGTTGTCCTACTTATCATGGTGAAGATGAGTGGTTAAAAGAAAAACTTAAGGAGGTATAAATGGGAACAAATGCTTGGAGAAAGAAAGGCATAAAGGCCAGAAGAGAAGGTGCTTTAGAAAGACTTAAGGCATCTAAGTTTACCCCTAAAATTGTGCAGGGTAAAGAGCGCAATGAAAAAAACTGGACAAAGAAAAAAGAGGAACAAATTAAAACTCTTGAGTCCAGACTTAAGGTGCTTTAATGAAAATATTGATATGCGGACTACCTGGTAGTGGTAAAACTACATTGGCTAGAGAGTTAGCATATCATTTTTGCGTCCCACATTTTAACGCAGATACTATTAGAGAACATTTTAAAGATTGGGACTTTACAGATGAAGGACGAGAAAGGCAGGCATGGAGATTTGCTAACGATTATCCTTTTGGGATATTTGATTTTGTTTGTCCACTTAAAAAGTATCGAGCTATTGTACAACCAGATTACGTCATATACATGGATACAATAGCAGAAGGAAGGTTTGAAGATACAAATAAAATTTTTGAACCTGTCGAGAAATATGACATACGAGTAGAGAAATGGATAAACTTAAACCAACTACGCAAATGCTTGGGAGATTTCAACCCTGGCATGAAGGGCATACAGCTCTTTTTAAAAGAGCAATTACCAAGACTGGCCAAGTAATAATACTTTTAAGGGACTTGGAAATTGATGACGACAATCCTTACAGTGCTGTTCAAAGGACAGAACTAATTAAGGTAGAACTAGAACATGAAGGGTACATATATGGAGAACAATACGAAATATTAGTAGTACCTAACATTACACATATAACCTATGGTAGAGATGTAGGTTATACAATTGAACAAGAACATTTGGATGCTGATATAGAAAGTATCTCAGCATCAGAAATAAGGAAGAATAATATATGAAGGTAGCCATTATAGGTTATGGATTTGTAGGAAAAGCAACACATAGATTGCTTGGTAAAACTCCTACATTTACAGAAGTTTTAATTCATGATCCTAAATTAGGGCATGAAGTAAAAAATTGGTCCGGTGTTGAGTATGCTTTTATTTGTGTACCAACAAATCTAAAAGACGGTAAGTTAGACGTGTCCATAGTACACACCATTCTAAAAACTCTACCGGAACACGTCCAACCCGTTATTAGAAGTACGCTTGGCCCGGACCAAACCCTATATATTGTAGAACAATTTTATCCCTGTCCTATTATTATGCCTGAATTCTTAAGAGAGAAACATTGGAAAGACGATGTAGACAACAATGATATACCTATTATACTAGGTGATTATGTTGGGCCTTTGGAAGGAGCATATGCAGCAGGAGCTAAACTACAATGGGCTCTAGCTTCCTTAAATCGACGAGTAAAAGTAGTAAACCCTATGACAGCATCAATGATTAAAATAGGAAGGAATGCAGCACTTGCTATGAAAGTGGCATTGGCAAATGACTTTTACGATATATGTAAAAACACGGGAGCAGATTTTGATAGCTTAATAAGATATTTAAAAGAAGATCCCAACTTGGGTGGTACACATTGGGACGTACCGGGACATGATGACAAAAGAGGTTTTGGTGGAACTTGTTTACCAAAGGACTTGACACATACTTCAAGTTTATGTTATCATACAAACAATATTATGGATACGGCTATAAAGGCCAACAAAGAAAGAAGGAGTGACTATGAGTAATTTAGTTGATAGATTACAGAAGAACAGCACAATAAGAGAAACTGCTGTTTTATCTGATTCTAAATTTTTTAATGATAAAGACTTGATACAAACATCTGTTCCGGCAGTTAATGTTGCATTGAGTGGTAAATTAGATGGTGGACTTACACCTGGACTTACAGTATTTGCAGGTCCTAGTAAACACTTTAAAACAGCATTTGGTATGTTGTTAGCAAAAAGTTTCTTAGATAAGTATGAAGATGGAGTTATCCTATTTTATGATAGTGAATTTGGTGCCCCACAATCTTACTTTGAAACGTTTCAAATTGATACAAACAGAGTAGTTCATGCTCCTATTGCAGACATTGAACAACTTAAACATGATGTCATGGCACAGTTGAATCAGTTAGAACGAGATGATAATGTAATGATTATTGTAGACTCCGTAGGAAACTTAGCGAGTAAGAAAGAAGTAGAAGATGCCTTAGAAGGTAAGAGTGTAGCAGACATGACAAGAGCTAAACAAATGAAGTCCTTGTTTAGAATGATTACACCTCACTTAACAATTAAAGACATTCCTGCTATTGTTATTAACCACACATATAAAGAGATTGGATTGTTTCCTAAAGATGTTGTATCAGGCGGTACAGGCATTTATTATTCAGCAGACAACATTTTTATTATTGGTAGAAGACAACAAAAAACAGGAGCAGAAGTTACAGGTTATGAATTTGTAATTAATGTTGAAAAGTCTAGATTTGTTAGAGAGAAGTCTAAGATTCCTGTTGAAGTATCATGGGAAGCAGGCATAAGTAAATGGTCTGGTTTGTTAGATATGGCATTAGAATCTGGACACGTTATTAAACCTAGTAATGGTTGGTATCAGAAATGTAATCCTGAGACAGGAGAGGTACTTCCTGAGGCAAAGGTAAGACAAAAGGATACTTATAAGAAGGAGTTCTGGCTCCCTATTTTAAAAGATAGCACGTTTTCAAATTGGGTACAGGAAAAGTACACAATGGGTGGTATTGAAATAATGGGCGAGGAAGTCTCAGATGAGGATGTGGAAGCAGAATACGAAAAAGTGTGATAGGTGCAACAAACGCATCAACGTTAATAAAGACAAAGCATATTGTTTTCATAATGAAGATGAGGAAATGTATATCTGTGAACGGTGTGTAAAAGAAGTATATAAGGATTTTGTAGAGAATGACACAGAGAGTTGAAAAACTAATATTAGAAAACTTACTAAAGAATGACGATTACATTCGTAAGGTTGTTCCTTTTCTTAAAGAAGAATATTTCCTAGATTATCCAGACAAAAAAGTATTTGGAGCTATAGCAAAATTTGTTGAAAAATATAATAACACTCCTACAAAGCAGGCTCTGAAGATTGCATTGGATGAAGATAAATCTTTAAATGAAGATGGACACAAACAATGCATGGAAATTATTGATACGTTGAATGGTAATGAAGTAGACTATCAATGGTTACTGGATGAAACAGAAAAGTTCTGTAAGGACAAGGCAATCTATTTGGGTATTATGGAAAGTATCCAAATTATTGATGGTAAGGATAAACAAAAAGGTCCTGATGCCTTGCCTGATATTTTATCTGAGGCATTACAAGTAGGTTTTGATACTAATGTTGGTCACGACTTTATTGAGGATGCTGACAAACGATATGAATATTATCATAGACTAGAAGAAAAGGTTGAGTTTGATTTAGAAATGTTCAACAAGATTACAGAAGGTGGACTATCTAATAAGACATTAAACATTGCACTAGCAGGAACAGGTGTAGGTAAATCCTTATTCATGTGTCATATGGCAAGTGCTTGTATAGCAAGAAACAGAAATGTTTTATACATTACATTAGAAATGTCAGAGGAAAGAATAGCAGAACGTATTGATGCTAATCTAATGAATATTCCTATTATGGAATTAAAAGATTTATCTAAGGCAATGTATGTTGAACGTATAGAAAAACTTAGAAACAAAATGGAAGGTAGGTTAATTGTAAAAGAATATCCTACAGCTTCAGCACACGCAGGACATTTTAAGGCTCTTATTAATGAACTTAAATTAAAAAGAAACTTTAGTCCTGATATTATTTTTATAGATTATTTGAATATTTGTACAAGTTCAAGATTTAGGCCCGGCAGTAGTGCTAACTCCTATACAATTATTAAAAGTATTGCAGAGGAACTTAGGGGCTTAGCAGTGGAACAAGATGTTCCTATTGTAAGCGCTACACAAACAACAAGGGGAGGATATAATTCTAGTGATGTAGACTTAACGGATACATCAGAAAGTTTTGGACTTCCTGCTACAGCAGACTTAATGTTTGCTTTAATTAGTACAGAAGAGTTAGAACAGATGGGACAGTTTATGGTTAAACAATTAAAGAACAGATATGCTGATCCTACAAGAAACAAAAGATTTATGATAGGTGTTGACAGAGCTAAGATGAAATTGTTTGATTTAGAAGACTCTGCACAACAAAATATCACAGATTCAAACATTGACATTCCAGTATTTGACAGAGGAAAAGAAGATGACAAGTTCTCAGACTTTAAGTTTTAATGGAGTAAAGTGGGATATTTTAGACAATCCTACGGCTATAAAGTTTGGTAAGTTTCTATGTGAACATTTAGATACTTGCAGAGAGTTTTATTTTATGGGCGACCAAGCAGAGGATATTAAACATGAAATAGATAAGATTGTTTATATGTTAGGCAAATCACCCACCAATAATATGAATAAACTACATGAATATTTTGCTGACCATGAAGATGATGATGAAATGGAAAGGCTCAATAATCTTATTCATTATTATGAATTAAGTAAAAGTAATTTTCCAGGAAGATGGGGATATTTTCCTGGTAAAGAAGTAGGAGCAGAGTTGGTATTAGATGACGAGGATGCAAAGCAATTTACATTACAACGCAAACCTGGTTATTTGTATATTAATTATGCTCATGTAGGAAAACATTTTGCTGAGATTGTTTTTAGTAACGATTATAAAATTAAGAAGTCTCAGTATGTGCCTCAGTATTTGGCACGGCCAAGTTTTTTCTGTTGGCTAGGACGAGAGTTTAGCAAGAAACAACTTGATATGTTTGAAATGAGAGGAAAGGAGCTACACGAAAAATTGAAAACCAGATTGGCATTGCCTGATTATACAGATCCAAATATGAGGATAGGATATATTCCATTTGCCAAACTGCAACGACATATAAATACAAATGACCTATCGAATATGCTACTAAAGCATAAAGGTAGAAACAAAAATTATATGGAGTTATTCAATGCCAGACAGAGAAGAGTTTAGAGGTGATATGAGTCGTAATGAAGTCGAAATGGACCTTAATAAGTTCATGGACTTGATTCAAGAAAACGCAGATCTCAAAACAAAATTAGCAGAAGCAATGGCTGATTCAACTGTCAACCCCTGGCAAAAATGGGTTCATCTAGCTAGAACAGTAGATAGTTGGAGAATTTGGCCAAGGGCTTTTTTGAGTGTTTATATATTTTTAGTGTACTATGCGGCAATTTGGTTTATGGAGTTACCAGAACCAAGTATGGAACAAAGTGGATTGATTTCAATCCTAGTTGGTGCCGGTGCAGCATGGTTCGGATTGTATGTTAATAGTGCAGCAAAGGAGCATGACACTAACGCTAAGAAATAATTATTGAAAGGAGATTATATTATGCCACCAAAGTTTAAACCAAGTCACAAAGAAAACGTCAGAGGTAGGGACGGGAAACCAACAGGTAGGACTTTTATGAAACACTACTATTTGAAAAACACTCCTACAGATGAAATTATTGAGGCAATTAACAAAGGCAAACGAAAGCACAGAATGAAATTTATTAATGAATTAACAAGACGTGGAGTGAAGTTAGTATGGAAGACGGAAGAAGAGATAGCGAAGCAGTAGCCGACGCAGAACAATTTACAATTCAGGGAGCATTAAGGATCTTTGATCAAGCGCTCACACCTGAAATTTGTTCACTGCTGATTGATACGTTCAAATTAAATTTGGACAATCAAACTAAAAAGGAAACATTTATTGAAGTTAATTACTCCGACGATGCTGAGGACCAAGATGAGGTCAAACAGCAACTTGTAGATTTTTGTTTAACACTTCAAGAACATTACATGGAACACCTGAAATTGCCGTCCGGTATCTTTCATAGAGCAGGTGTAGAAAAACTTAGAATTAGAAAATTAATAAATCCTAAAGAAGTGGTAGTTACTGTAGACACCAGAGATGCTACAAGTTCTATTCGTGCAGTAGGATTGTTATTTTTCCTAAATACAGCAGAAACTAAGGTACAATTTTTTAGACAGAATGTAGGTGTACAGGCAGAGGAGGGTAGAGCAGTAATTTACCCACCAAATTGGGAATATCCTTACAGATTCGACAATAATGGTGAATCTGAGGACGTTTTTGTACTCCAAACATACATTCATTATGGAGACCCTACACAAGTTACTGAAAAGAAAGCAGAAATTTCTGAAAAAAATGCTTGACTTTTGGTTCCGTAGATGCTATCATATACACATAAACTAAAAAAGTAAGGAGAGTTTATGGAATATTCACAGGAACAGTTAGAACTACAGGCCCACATTGAAGCCGATAACGAGGCATTTGTTGCCCGTTGTAAGGCAGAGGGCGCTACAGCGTGGTGCACTACTGTATCTGACCCAGCACATTGGGCTGAGTACGGAGTATTCAATATCGCTCAATATGAGAGACATTCTCTCGTATCTTACATTTGGGACGCCTATAAGGATGCTCATGGGCATCGTCCTAGATTCATGGACTTTGACACTATGTCAATGGACGAGCTAAAAACGCTCGCTGACCGTATATCTGAGGAGGTAGCACAAGCTATCAAGGAAGATGAGGAACGTGAAGCAAACGCATATACTGCGTGGAAGGCTCATCTTAAAGGTCTTATGGATATGGGTGCGAAAAACCTTAAGCAAGCACTCTTGTGGGATTTGGATGCGGAAGACGTAGGTAATGACTATGGTTATTATTGTTTCCGCAAAGGCATTTCCTATAGAAAGGAAAGGCTGGTGAAAAGGATTGTAGGAGTTTAGGCCTTTTGGTCACCTTTATTGTTGACTTTAGGTTTAAAAGATCCTATAATGTGTATTGTATTTAGTAATAAGGAGACGTAATGACTTTACAAACATTCAAATATGCAGGTTACTCTGTTACTGCTGACGGTCAAACTAAGGCAAGGTTCGGCAATGACATGGTTTCTCGTGTTAAAAAACTTTCTGGTACGAACTCAGACATTTGGTTTGAGGAACTACCAAAAGCAATGACTAAGAAAGAAGCATCAGAATTCTTACTTGAGGACGATAGGTTCAATAGTGATTTCGATATTAAAAATGCTTTGCTCAAGGTCGTATTTCGTAATACACCTAAGGGAGCAGCCTCTACACAGGTTGTGAACAACGGTGTTTCTTATAATGATGGAGGAGAGTAGTTATGGCAAGAGCTAAAACTAACCAACATGCTAAGATTGTAAACTTCCTAAACACAGGAAAATCACTTAGCATTTCTTACGCCAAGAATAAACTTGGTGTCACTCAGCTACCTGCAAGGGTAACTGAACTTAGAGCGCAAGGTTTTGCGATCTATACTAACGTGAACAAGGCTGGTAACACCACTTACAGACTTGGCACACCTAGCAGAGCAATGGTTGCAGCAGCACACGCTACAGCAGGCTCATCAGTCTTTAGCTAGAACTTTTAATTAGGGTACGACTGTAGACATCGATGACTGTAGATTACTTTCGTACCCTAATTTACCCGATTTTGTCCATATTGAAATATGTCGACAAAATTTTTTACGATATTTTGGAGCAAAAAAAGTTGGCGCATATAACTCTAAAAACAAGCGCATAAATATTGAGGTAACATACACCAAAGTCGTCTGAGACTAAAGTATGATATTATACATAACATATAGGATTTACAATGACTAACAATAAAATTAAAGCAGATATCGTAGACGCTCTTAGAGCTAAATATAGAGGCGAGAAGGCCGAGGCAAGAGCTAACATTAACATTTATTTAGATAACCCTGTAGGTATTGGAGAACATCCAGATGTACTTGCAGCTATAGATACACAAATTCAAGCAATGGCGGATGCAGAAGAAAAATTGAGCATTTTATCGTCATTCGACAAGGTACCAGTAGAATAAAGATGGTTAAAACCTTTGGTAAACGAACAAGCTTTCATGCAACAGTAGAAGACAACAAAAATATGACGGTTGTAAAATATTGGGAAGGGAATGAAGAATTATTTACAAATTATGTTTTCAATGATGAAGACAGTGAAACTAGAAATAAGGAAGCCATAGCGATGGCAGAAAAGTTCGTTTTATCAAAGGAGAAAACCATTGGCAAATAATGTATATTGCACACTGCAACTAAATTACGGAAGCCCTGCAGCAGAAGAGGAATGGAAAAGAGTTTTCAGGTTACTAACAAAACTTGATCCCTACTCAGATGACTATGGACTTCAATATCTAGACATTTACAAAACCAACGCTGAGATAGCAGATAACGAATTTATGATGGAGCATATAGGCTCCGTTTCGGCAGTCTTAGAAGGTCCTGTGACGTTCATAGCATGTAGCGAGTATAATTACATATATGAACACACCATAGTATCTAAATGGACGGCTCCTCAGAAGTTTTTTGAGGAACTAGCAGAGCATATGTACGAATTTGATGAAGATGTAAAGCTATCATTAATATATGAAGATGAGTTTTACAACTTTGCAGGAGCTATTACATTTGCAGATGGACATTTTGACCAACAACAAGAATCTGGGGGTTGGTTTACACAAGAACAACATAATGAAGGAAGAGACCCCAGAGACTTCCAGGATTTTGTAACAGAATCCATTGAAAGGTTTAGGAGAGAACAACTTGAAACTTGATTATAATAATGTAGGTAAAATAGGATTTACCTGTAGTACATTTGATTTTTTACACGCAGGCCATATCGTAATGTTAGAAGAAGCAAAAAGACATTGTGATTATTTAATTTGTGGCCTACAAAGCGATCCAACATTGGACAGGGCATCTAAAAATAAGCCCGTACAAAGTATCGTTGAAAGACAAATCCAATTATCTGCTGTAAGATTTGTAGATGAGATTGTAATATATAATACGGAAAAGGATTTAGAAGATTTACTACTTACATTACCTATCAATGTAAGAATACTTGGTGATGAATATAAAGATAAAGAATTCACAGGTAAAAGAATTTGTTATAAGAGAAAGATTAATATTGTGTACAACAAAAGAGATCATTCTTTTAGCACAACTGATTTGAGGAAAAGAACCGAGAATCAACCCATTGAATTTAAACCGCGAATAGCAGAATTGGAGATAGAACAAGATGGCAAAAACTAACCCTATAAAAAGAATAGTAAATTGTTTGGTTGCTGAGAAAAGAGCTTTACATGGCGAATTCAAAGCGTATTGGAAAGACTCAGCAAACAAAATTGCTGAAAAACATGATATTGATATTTCTACAATTAGAGATAGATTTGAATTAGGTTTATACAAAGATGAAACTAAAACTCGTAGCTATCACTAATATTTGGGAAGCAAAAGGCCCTAGTAGGGAGTTTCCTATGTGGTCACCTGTAGGTAGCAGGGAGTATATCATAGCAAAATTTGATAAGGAACCTACATTCCAAGAAATTGGAGAAGCAGTAGGAAAATTAATGCACTTATTAGAAGGCAAAATAACAGACACAGTCATTGAAGTATTCTCTGGCACAGAGTTATACCAGGCAAGTGGACTAACACATAATGAGGCATTCCAATTAGAATTAGGCGACGCTATTGATTATCCTGCAGAAGATATTACGGATAAACTAGATGGCGAAAAAACTTCCTAGACTTACATTAGGCCTAACTTACTTCAACGATGAAAAGTGGATACATGAATGGTATCATCAGTTTAAGTTCTATCCTTCAGAAGTAGAAATTATCATATTTGATGATGCCTCGGATCATTCACCTATTGAAGAAGTATTATATCCTATTATGGATATGCCTGACCACACACCTGAAATATCTATATACAAAGTAACAAAAGATTTAGGATTTAATTCCCACGGTTGTCGAAACGCTATTGCTAAATTGGCAAAATCTGAGTTTATATGTTTCTTTGATATTGATATGTTGTGCATGGGTGACACGATGGGCAGAATGAAACAAAGAAATTGGCAACACCACTCATTATATCATCATCAATTTTATCAGTTTCCAATTCAAAGAATGTTGCCATATCCTGGACACATAAATTCCTTTTTATGTTCAAAACAATTATTCTGGGAAGCTGGAGGATATGATGAGTCCTTTACAGGTTACCATTATGGCGACAGAGAGTTTATAGCAAGATTACAGAACAAAGCACAATTTGAAAGAGACTCAGGTGAAGTTATGATGTTAAGAAGAATGGGAAAACATGGTAGCGTTCGTCCAGAATATGATAAAACAGTTTATTTTGATGACAAATATTTCATTCAACCTGATAAAGAAGAAAATATTAAAAAACTAACAGGAACGGTTAAAGAAAAAGTCAATTTTTCCTACGAAAGAATCTTATAAATACTGTAAATAATGCTTGACTTTTGGTCCAAATGGTGTTATCATATAGGATATAAGGTTAGTAAAGTAGGTAGAAAATGCGATTTAAAGATTTTTTAACAGAAGCCACAGAAGAAGATAAACTAAAACATCTAGAACACGTAGAAGATCATGTCTTGCATGCTGGTAAAGAAGGTTTTGGACATGCTTTCCATACAGTCAGAGACGTTCATCACAAACTTCAAGGCATTAAATCAGATACACAGACTACAATAAAATACGATGGCAGTCCCGCTGTTGTATTTGGGGAACACCCTGAGAATAAAAAGTTTTTTGTAGCATCCAAATCAGCATTCAATAAAAACCCTAAAATTAACCATACGCACGAGGACATAGAAAAGAATCATGGACATGCACCAGGTTTAGTAGAAAAATTAAAAGCGGCATTAGATCATGCACACAAAATAAAACCACAAGGTGTATATCAGGCAGATATTATGCACGCAGGTGATGTCAAGAAAAATGGTAATAGAGTAGAATTTACACCTAATACGATAACTTATCATGTACCACACGATTCAGAACATGGTAAAGCAGCAATGAAATCCAAATTAGGACTTGCTGTACATACACAATACGAAGGTAAAACAATTAAGGATATGAAAGCAGTACATGGAGCTGATATGTCCCACTTTGCTAGCCATCCAGATGTTCATATGATGAGTACACACCACGATACTTCACAGCATCATTATACACAAGAAGACAGAAAACAAGTAGAACATCACTTGGATCAGGCAGTACAACATTTTAAAAATACACCTGATGAACATCACGATACAGTTTTACAACATCATCAGGCATTAAAAACATATATTAACCATACTGTAAGAACAGGAGAACAGCATTCTCACGAAGGTTTTGTAGCACATCATAGTGCAGCACATCAGAAAAAGATAGATAAAGTTAAAACGGACGCAGCAAAACAGCGTCATCAAACTACTATGGATAACACTATAGGACATATAAATAAGAATAAGGACCACTTTACAGGACCTATGGAGATGCACAAACATCTTCAAGCAGCAAAGGACATACTAACAAAGACAATGTCACAGCGCTCAGAGTTCGGACATGAAGTAGATGGTCAAACAGTTAAACCAGAAGGATTTGTTGCTATTAGAAACGGCAGGCCTTCTAAATTTGTAGATAGAAAAGAGTTTAGTGCTCTTAATTTTAACAAGGATAACAAATAAGGAGAAAGACATGAGTAAATGTAAATGTTGTGAATGTTGCTCTTGCACTTGTTGCGGATAATTAATTATGGCAGAAGATAAACACATAGTATTCTCATTTGGTAGGATGAATCCTCCAACTGCTGGACACTCTAAGGTTATTGATAAGGTTCATTCTCATGCTAAAGAGATTGGAGCCAATCATGCCGTTGTGGTTAGTCATTCACAAAACAAGAAAAAAGATCCTTTACACCATAATCACAAAAAAGAATACCTACAGCATGTGCATCCTGAGGTAAACTTTACACATTCTACAAAAGAACACCCTCACTTTCTAGCACAACTTAAAAAGTTTAATCAGGAAGGACATACACACGCAACAATGGTAGTTGGTAGTGACAGGGTAAAACAATTTCAACAACTTTCCGCAAAATATAATGGGAAAGAATATAATTATAAAAAGATACGAGTTATTTCAGCAGGACATAGAGACCCAGATGCTGAAGGTGTCGCAGGTATAAGTGGTACTAAAATGAGAGCTCATGCTACTAATAATGATTATAAGTCTTTCAAAGCTGGATTACACCCTAACCACAACGATGACCATGCGAGAAAGTTATTTGACGCAACGAAACAAGGGTTACAGGAGTCAACCATGCAAACTTTTATGGAGTTCTTATCAGAGGACGACAAACCAAACAAAACAGGAGATGATGCAAAGGGGCATAAAAGGCCTACTGAAGATGGCGCTGGACTTACAGCAAAAGGTGTAGCTGCACATCGTAGAGCAAATCCTGGAAGTAAATTAAAAACAGCAGTAACAACACCGCCTAGTAAACTAAAGCCAGGTAGTAAAGCAGCCAAAAGACGTAAGTCATTTTGTGCAAGGTCTAGAGGATGGACAGGTGAGAGGGGCAAGGCAGCTAGACGTAGATGGAATTGCTGAAGAAAATAGGAAGAGGTATAATTAACGGCCTCAAAAGAATGTGGGAATGGATACTTTCCCTATTCATTACACGGTATAAAGTTACTGTATCTTTCAATAAAGTATATGGCGATAGTGATGATAAAAACTATATTGCCAAGAAAATTATAACTAGAAAAGAAAAGTTATTAATTTTTATTGACGAGGATAATAACAAAATTGAGTTTAGATCTTCAACAGGTTTGAACTACATAATAGAGGATTACTTATAATGCAACAGATATTTTTAGTATTAATATTAGTTCTCGGTGGAGCAACATATTGGTTATGGAATGAACGTGAAACGCTCATTGAGAATCAGGCAAAATTAGAACTTGCCGTACAGGAACAACAACTTGCAATGGAAGCAATGAAAGAGAGTTTTGAAAAGCAAGGGACTGCACTTTTAAATTTACAAAACAAAAATGCTCAAATTGAAGCGGAAAAAGCAGAGTATTTAGATATATTTAGAAGGCATAACTTAAATAAATTAGCAGAAGCTAAACCTGGACTTATAGAAAGTCGAATAAATAAAGGCACAGCAGCTGTATTTGGAGATATAGAAAATGATAGTAAGGAACTTAGCAACCTTAGCAATCCTAACAACCCTGATTAGCGGTTGCGCTAGTTTTGGTTTAGGAACAAAGAAAGTACAGGTAGTTACAAAGCCCGTACAAATAGATATTATGCAACCCAGCCTACCTAGGGATATTAATCTAATAGAACCTAAATGGTATGTTGTCTCAGAAGCAAAAATAGCTAACCCATGTTTAAAGAACGAAGAAGGGAAACGTGATTGTTCTCTAGGTAAAGAGAATGATTGGCCTGAAGGTTACACATATTTAGACAGATTTATGGATGATATGCGTGAACAAAACGGTGGGAAAGTAGTATTTGTTGCTACAACAATCGGTGATTATGAGGCAATGTCTGCTAATATGCAGGAACTTAGACGTTATATTAGAGAATTAGGTGAAGTCATTATATATTATAGAGAAGTGACTATGCCTAACGGAGATAAAGGCGTCGGCGTTGCGATAGAAAAGAAACAGTAGGTAAAATGTTACCTTACTATTTTGATATTCCACTAGAGCTATCAAAAGAACAAAAACAAACTTTTCTAAATTTAAAAGAAGAATATATAGCTCATCCAGGCGCTAATGGCAAGGCAGATCATAACTTATATTATATGCACTTGCCTGAAGAAGTAACAAAACCTTTAGCAGATTTATTTAAAATCCAACCAACATCCATTAAATTGCATATGAATATGCCTGATGGATATACACCACCACATACAGACGCACTAAAAGCACGTTCAACACCCTTAGTATTTCCTATCACAGATAACTTTGCCCCTACATTGTTTTGGAAAGATTATGGTGGTTACTTACATTTAAAAGGAGTAAAATATCATGAGGAAGATTGGATTAAGTCTGAAACTCCTATCAACTCTGCATATTTTATAAATACACAAATAAGACATGGTCTTAAAAACAACGGAACTAGAAGAATAGCAGTTCAAGTATGGTTTCAAGAGTCAATTGAAGCACTTTATGAACTACACAAGAACGAGGAGTTATTGGCATAAATGAAAAACTTTACTACATTCAGAGAAGATTTAGCATCAGGTAGACCATTAAAGAAACCTGTTTCCAGCAATCTATTAAAACAACGTAAAAAAGAAAACGAAAAGGCTATGAAAACTGGTTTTATGAAAATGCCTGATTACGTTAAAAAGACATTTGAAGAGGAAAAAGAAGAATACAAAGCTCATTGGATGTACAAAGGTGATAAAAAAGTTTGGGCCAAGAAAAAAGAAGATCATGATAGATTAAATAAACAAGGTTACGATCACGATAATCCTGAGACTAAAAAGGTTGAGGAAGAGAAAAAGAACTGTGGTTGTGGACAAGATCCTTGTATAACTTACGGTAAAGGTGGTAAAAAAGAAATGAAAGAACAAAGTATATTTGAAATCTCAGATGCCCTTAAGAAAAGATATATTGCTAAGGCAGGAAAAGACGTCTCAGGTAAAGAGCATATGAGAGACTATCTTCAAAGGCAAATGGATAGGAGTAATAAAAAGACTCCCGGTACATTCAGTGGCATGAACAAAAAATTTGTTGATGACAAATATGACAAAGACACTTTGAAAAGACGTAAGGGTATGGCAAAAGCGAGAGCAGGCCTAAAAGAAGAAAACAAACCTACAAATCCTGGATTGTGGTCGAAAGCAAAGGCAGCAGCAAGATCTAAATTTGATGTTTATCCAAGTGCTTATGCTAATGGCTGGGCAGTACAATGGTATAAAAAGAGAGGCGGTGGTTGGAAAAAAGTCGCTAAAGAGGAAGTAGAGTTACAAGAATTATCACCAAAAACTATTTCTAGTTACCAAAAGAAAGCAGGTAAACAATATTCAGATCTTAAAAAGACAACACCTAGTAGACAAGATATAGAAAATGCTTATCACCAAGGGTACACATCAGATAAACAGTACAACAAACAACACAGCGACAGAGATAAACTACAACAGCGTGGTAAAGGTTTAGCAATGTCTAAAGGTAAAGGCGTACAGAAAGAAAATTACGAAAAAGGAAGAGGTCCTACAGGTATAGCATTTGCTATTCAGAAAGGACATCCTGATGCTGAGAATCCTAAAACAAGGAAGAAGTATCCTGAAAGACAAACACCAGAATATAAGGCTAATTGGAATAAAAAGAACAAAGCATCAATGACAAATCCTCCTGTAAGAAGTGAGGGTGCAATGAAAAGACTTGCAACAGACGCAGCAGAAAAGAAAAGATTGTTAAAGATTAAAACAAACAAACCTATCAAAACAAAAGTAACTGATATAGGTCCTGGTGGTAAGGAATATGTCAGAAAAGATTGGTCCGAACAAAAGCAAATTGTTACTAATTTAGACTTAGACGAAAGCATCGCTAATTTAGTTAAACGAGGAGTAGGTAGAGTAAAAGATACTTTACAACAAGCTGGTCAACAATACGTCGACCATCAGAAAAAACAAATGAAAGCGGGTAAAGGAATCTATTCAAATCCTGTATCTGGAGATAACATTCGTAAAAGAATGAAACAGATGCAAAAAAAAAGATTGACGAAGTAGCTCCACCTAGCGCAAAGCATGAGCGAATGATTAAGCATATTAAAAAGAACTATGCTAAAGACGGCAAACTTACAGACAAAGAAAAGTCTATAGCATACGCAACGGCATGGAAAGATTACAATGGCGATAGATAGACACGGTATTTCTAAAGACGCTACTAAGGCAGAACTAAAAAAGATACGTTCAAATCCTAACAGTAGTAAAGGTGCCAAGAATTTAGCACATTGGAAATTAAATATGCATCACAATAAAGAATCCATAGAAGATTTTGGAGAGAGCCTCAAAGATTGGTTTGGTAAAGGCAAAAAAGGCGATTGGGTTCGTGTAGGAACAGACGGAAAAATTAAAGGGCAATGCGCCAGAGAACCAGGAGAGGGTAAACCTAAATGTATGCCACGTTCTAAAGCACACAGCATGGATAAAAAAGACAGAGCCTCAGCAGCAAGAAGAAAAAGAGCAAAAGACCCTAGTGTAGATAGACCAGGCACAGGTAATAAACCAATCAATGTAAAAACACAGAAAGAGGAACTTGTCCGTAGAATACAGGAAAAGTGTTGGCAAGGTTATACACAAAAAGGAATGAAAAAGAAAGGTAATAGAATTGTTCCTAATTGTGTTAAAGAAACAAAAGAATATGATGCTACTCCAGGCGGTATGGAATGGGGTACAGATAAAGGTGACGACTATTATAGAAAACTTACACCTGGACAAGAACCTAAAAGAAGAGACTTAAAAGGTAATAAAACTACAATTAAACCTGTAAAGGTTCCTTTTAATCCTGCATATACAACTGAGGAAATGGCTCCTGCAGAAAAATCCAAACACGAATATCCTATTGATAATAAAAACGAGGCACCTGATATAGATGAAATCATGGTGGGTAAAGAAGGCTCTTTTTATATTGATGACAAAGATGTACAGGAGTTAGAAAAACAAGCATTAGAGTTTACATTTGATGACGCAATAGCATTAGGATTGTATGATCAGGACGAATTAGAATATGAGGACTACGATGGGGATAAAGATCCTTTTGATGACCATGAGATAGAAATTACTGAGGCATTATCCGTACAGGGTAGACTTAAAAGACGTTTTGCAGCGAAACGTAATAAACAAAAATTAAAAGTAGCAAGACGTATAGCAATGAGAAGGGGTTCTACTCCAGATAGACTAAAACGTAGGGCTGTACGTGGTGCTCGTCTAATGGTATATAAAAGACTTCTAAGGGGTAGAGACAGATCTAGTTTACCGCCCGCAGAGAAAGGACGTTTAGAAAGAATGATACAACGATTCCAACCATTGGTTAGTCGTATATCAGTTAAATTACTTCCTCAAATGAGAAAGAACGAAATAGCACGTCTAACAAAAAGAGGTAAACAAGCAGCTTCCAGAAGTAAGAAGTTTAAAATGGCTAAACCTATAGCAAAGAAACAAACTGCTAAAAAGTTTAAGGCAAAGGGAGCGGCAAAAGTAGCGAAACCTAAGAAGCCTAAAAAGTTTACTCCTAAGAAACCAAACAACATGGGGACAAAAGCATATAAGGCATTTAGTTATTCAGTAGGTTAAATTATGTTGACGCCAGAACAACGGCAACTTGATTCGTTAAGAACAGTTACATTAGAAACAAATTCATTACTCAAAAAAGATCCTTTTAAACTAAAAACATTAGAAGATATTATACCCTTTGGTGTTATTAGGCATTTCAAACAAGCAGGTGATTATCAAAATTTATATGGCTGGGAAGATTATGAATGGTCCTATTCCATAAATGAATACAATCACCGAGATAAATTTAATTTACAAGCAGATAAAAAGATAGCAATACTAGGCTCCTCTGATGCCTTTGGAGCAGGAGTAGAGTTTCCGTTTGCCAGTAGACTACAAAACAAACTTCCGCCTAATTATAGTGTCTTAAATTTTGGTACTTGTGCTACAAACATCCTAGTCTTATATAAAAAGTTTATAGCAGTTACAGAACTGTTAGACTTAGACACAGTAATTATGGCATTTCCCTCTGCTAAAATGGTTAGTATTAGAGACCAGCAGTTTAAAGTTTTAACAGCATTAACGAATGTTTTACCTCACACACCCGAATGGGTACAATTACTAGGTAATTTAGACAAAAGAGAGTATAATGAACTCCATGAGGATATAAAACAAGGTAAAGAAGGTGTACCATTACAACTATTTTTAATGCAATATATAGATTCTATAGTTCGTATAGCAGTAGATAAGAAAATAAAACTTGTATTAGGCTCCTGGGACACTCTAATATACTTTGCTATGAAACAAAAATATCCAGAAATATGTTTACCCTTATGGGAGTTTCAAGATCATGCGATTTGTGATAGTTCTCATCCAGGACAAGCATCTCACGACGAATATACAGAAACAATATATCAGCATTTAGGTATATAAATTTTGGTCTCTAGTGTCTAGATTATATAAATACATGGAAAGAAGTATTAACTATGGACAATATAACAGAAAACTTAGAATACTTATTAGAGCTAGAGACAAGAAATCAACGTCTCGATAAACTCATTAGGCAAGGTATGTTGCCAGCCAGGCAACTTCCTATTCTTCATAGGGCTTTATCCAATATTAAAATGGGTAAAATTTTAACACCTTATGAAAGAGAAGCCCTAAGTAAACTGTTAGATAAGATGATGGGATTCCAATTCGGAGACGATATCACTTATAACCGTGCCAGGTTACATACACAAAAGACAAAATATCAAACCGAGGAGAGAGAAGTGGCAGAAGATAAAGATGTAGTCGTTTACGATGGCACAAAAGATGAGTCCGAGGAAAAACGAGACAAAAAGGTCAAGAAAAACGGTTCATCTAAAAATGCCAAAGGCGATAAAATGGTAGAAGTAGACGACGGACAAACCAAATCAGGCGGTAAAGTTCAAGAAGCTATAGGTAACAGACCAGCAGATAAAGAAGAAGGTGATAAAGAATCCCCTAAACAAGGCGGTTCAGAAACACCTGAAGTTGGTAAAATGTGCGAACCTCAAGATGGCAAAGCTAAACTAGACGAAGACGAAGAAGATAGATCCAAGATGGAAAGACGTTTCGCTAGAGCTGCTAAGTCAGCAAGAGGTATTCCTGGAGAACTTACAAAAGATGTAAGGAAAGAAAAGGAAAAAGCAGGCCTAAAAGAACAGCTTAAAGAGTTTAACGAACTTTATCAACATAACTTAGAACGTGCACTTGCTAATCAGGGCGTAGACAATGTTCGTGACGTTCCTTTAAGTTTAAAATCACAACTATTCAAACAAGTTGACGAAGCAACATATTCTAAGAAACAAATTAAAATGGCGAAGGGTATTGCTTTTGATAAAAGACATAAAGGCGGCGACATGACAGGCGCTTATAAGAAAATGGAAAAGATCAAGAAAGGCTTAGGAGATACTCCAGAAGCAAGTAAGGCTCTTAGACAAGCTAACGAATCTAAAATGGCAACACACGATCACGATGGCGATGGTAAAATAGAATCAGGTAAAGATGAGTACATGGGTTCTAGGGACAAAGCTATTAAAAAGGCTATGGGTAAGAAAAAGACTATGAAAGAAGCCTATAGAGAAGTTTTAGAAGGTGCCAGAGAAGACGCGATGAGAGACATGAAGTCTAAAGACGCAACTAAGGGTATGGCACAACCTAAGAAAGATCCTAAACCAGGTAAATCAAAGCATGATGGTTCTGAGAACAAAGGTCCGGCTCACATTGTATCACAATTAAGAGGAGTTCTAGACCAAGGTGATAAACATGGTGGTGTTACATTTAAAGATGGAAAGAAACATAAAGTTTCTGTAAATCACGCACATAAATTCCTTAAAAAATATATGAGCGGCAAGCCACAAGACAAACTTAAGATGCAAGATCATGGTCATGCATCACACGATAACTTTAAAACACATTTAGACTAAGGAGAATAATATGTCAGGATGGGGAAGAAAAGATGATAAAACATCTACAGGCACAGTAGCCATCGACGCAGCCGGTGCAGTAACAGGAACAGGAACAGCATTCACAACTGAATCCGCTGTTGGTGATATCCTGACGGCTAATTCTATAGATTTTAGAATTACAGCTATTGCTTCTGATACTGCTTGCACAGTAGTAGACGCAGACACACCAGGTGCAACGATTACAGCTATTAGTGCTGGAGAAAACTTTACACTTAGCGAAAAGCCAAGTGGTATGATTAAAGCCGATTCAGGGGCGAGACTTACATCTGAGAAGGTGTTTGGTGTTGACCAAACTGAAATGGGTGTTACTAATGGTCCTGCACACGCAGGCTGGGTAGCAGTTCATACTATTGGGTCTCGTAAACAATACGAAACTCTAGTTGCTCTTTCATCTGCAGCAGCAGCCGACATGGGCGATGCTGAAGATAGTGAATTTGCAGACAGCTAAGGAGTAACAAATGGCAGACAGTAAACTATCTGAGTTGACAGCAGCAACAAGCGCTGCTGCATCCGATACAACATACCTAGTTCAATCAAGTAGTAGTAAACAAATAACTATTGCAAATCTTTTTAAGGCTGTTGCAACACCTACTTCATTTAACGACAAGGTATCAATAGGGGATCATAACACAATTTCAACTGCTTCGACAATAGGTGCAAGCAGTTATAATGTAACGTTTATTAATAATCCCGATTCAGGTGGTAACTGTTCTATTGAAGCTGGTCTGGATGGTCAGCTTCATGTTGTCATTATGTCTTCTAATACAGGAGGACATACAATAACAATTTCGGGTGCCAATGTACAAGGCACTATTTCATTAGATGCAGCAGGAGAAACAGCTCTCCTAATGTATGACACAGGGCTTTCTAAATGGTGGATGATCGGAGGAACAGCTACTTTTAGTTAATCCAAAACATTATAAATAATTTTTGTTATGACGATAGAATTAAATGATGATAACTTTTTAATTTACGCTATCAAGAACTATCAAAATCCTGGAATGACAGGAATGGCAGAACTTGAAGATGATTTAAAGAGGTTTAAATACTTAAAGAGATTATTCAATAAGTATTTAAAAACAGGAGACCCTAACGAAAGGCTCATTATAAATCATTTAATTTTATTATATAATGTATTTGGTAATGCTACGACGAAGATGCTTTTTTATAAAACAGATGAAAAGCATTACAGTATATTAAAGACATTTTTAATATTTTTAAATAGAATTCCAATCGAAGAGGTATATTCAAAAGGATTGGTTCCAGAAGGAAAAAATATTAACGATATTACATTAGACGATAAATTAATTAAGGTACTGAGAAAAATATGATAACAGAAGGTTCAGCAGCATTAGATACCATTGTAGCGATGCGTTTGCTAAAACTACTGACTACGCCTATTGAAAAGTCTAAGGCATTTAAATTAGGTATCGTTGATAAAAACGGAAAGAAACTTAGGAATCCAGAATCCTCAGAAAGAAATGATTATACATTTTTAGATAGATTCGCCTTTAAAATTAGATATGCTTTAACTAAGTCATCTGATATGCAAGCGAGAAGATTATTATCATTTGCAGCAGCGATTGCTTTATTAAGAGAATATAAAGAAGAAGATGATGAAGTTGAAGTGGGAGCATTACTTGAACTTTATATGAAAGAGGAAAGTGTAATACAAAATGCGAAGCTACTAGAGCACAATACATTATCATTTAGACAATTTAATGAAATGATGGGTGTAGGTGGTGGAGCAATTGCCGGTATAGGTATAGGGCCTCAAGGAGAACCTGGAGTTGATCCTAGACTAATGCCAATGGCAAGACGTAAAAAGAAGAAGAAAAAGAATGGCAGCAACTAATCCAAAAACAGAAAGGGAGATTGCTACAGTTAAGGCTGATATAGCCGCAATGGGCCATTTATTTACAAAACTTGATGCAACTCTAGAAAAACTAGAAGAGAATTCAGGTAAACTAAGTTCGATAATTGCAGTTCATGAGGAACGATTAAATAACCAAGAGGACAACGTTGCAGTCCGAAAACGTGAAGTTGATTTAGATATAAAAGAACTACATAGCAGAATTACAACTGCTGGCAGAGAAAATCAGGAGCAGCACAGAGCGTTAGCAAAAGATATGGACGAAACAAAAAAAGAAATTATCGAAGCAATAAATGAACTTAGAAAAGATATATCTAAAGAACAAGAACGTATTGATTCACGATTAAAGTCATTAGAACAATGGCGATGGATTCTTTTGGGTATTCTTATAGCAGTATCTACCCTACTTCCTAACTTACCAAGACTAGTTACACTATTTGGTTAGATAACTATTTGACTTTTACTTTGTAAGAGTCTATTATATACATTATGTTACACATTGATCTAAAGTACATCAACCAGTGCAGTTTCAAGTTTGATCTATTCAAACGTAAGGATGATTACCTGTACAATTTCAGATGTCCTATTTGTGGTGACTCAACTAAAAAGAAAAACAAAGCTAGAGGTTATGTTTATAAAAAGGGTAATGGTATGTTTTACAAATGCCATAACTGTGGAATAGGATTAACCTTAGGCGGTTTAATTAAACAAGTAGATCCTGGTCTCTATAGCGAATATGTTTTAGAACGTTACAGTAGTGGCGTTTCAGGCAGAAAAGCAGATAAAGATCCTGATTTTAAATTTGAGGAACCTAAATTCAATACTAACGATAAATTAATCGATAGTTTAATGGACAGATGTGATAAACTTGATGAGGATCATGATGTAATTAAATACTTATCTGAAAGAAAGATTCCTAAAAATACTTGGAGAAGACTTTACTTTATAGATGACATCAGTAAGGTAGGACAACTAGCGGAAAAATATAAAGAACGTATTAAGACACAAGAGCCGAGATTAGTTATGCCTTTCTTTGATGTTGATGGTAAGCTTACAGCCCTCAATATGAGGGCTTTAGGTGAGTCGTCCTTAAGGTACATATTGGTTAAAATAAATGAGGAATCTCCTACAATTTTTGGATTAGATAGTATAAGTAATGATACGACAGTTAATATTGTTGAAGGTCCTTTGGATAGTTTATTTTTGCCTAACTGTATAGCATGTGCAGGTACAAGTTTTAATAAAATAAACAGTTTAAATATTCCGGATCGTAGGATTATTATAGACAACCAACCTAAAAACAAAGAAGTATGTCGTTTAATGGGATCTTTTATTGAGGATGGCGAGAGTGTTGTTATATGGCCTGACACAGTAAAAGAAAAAGATATTAACGATATGATACTTGCAGGCCTAGACGTTGAAAATATTATAAATTATAATACGTTCAATGGCCTGGAAGCAAAGCTCAGGTTTACAAAATGGAAGAAGATTTAACACCACATAGTATTGGAGGCATGGCAGAAACATACAGACAACAGATGCTTACCAAAGAAAGAGAAAATCACCAACTAAGACGAGAAGTCAAACTTTTACAGGGGCAACTACAAGAAGCTTATAAAAGAATAGCTGCTCTAACAACAAAAGAGAAAAAATAAATGGAAGAAGTAACAAAAGTTCAAATAGATTTGTCTCGGGACGAACTATTCGATACACTAGGGAAAAATAGATTAAGAGAAAGTTATATGAAGGAAGAGGAGGATAGTCCTCAGGAACGATTTGCCTATGTATCAGAAACTTTTGCAAGTAATCCAGAACACGCACAACGATTATATGATTATAGTAGTAAACATTGGTTGTCCTATTCTACACCTATTCTGTCCTATGGCAGAAGTAAAAAAGGTATGCCAATATCATGTTTTTTAAATTACATTAACGATACAGCGGAGGGTTTAGTTGAAAACCTTAGTGAAACAAACTGGCTTAGCATGCTTGGCGGTGGTGTCGGTATTGGGTTTGGCATTAGATCAAGTGATGATAAGTCCACTGGCGTTATGCCTCACCTTAAGACTTATGATGCCTCATGCCTCGCGTACAGACAAGGTCGCACTAGACGGGGCAGCTATGCTACTTATCTCAGCATTGATCATCCAGATATTTTAATGTTCCTCGAAATGAGGAAACCAACGGGCGATCCTAATCTTAGATGTTTAAATTTACATCACGGTGTAAACATTACAGATAACTTTATGCAAATTATTGAACGTTGCATGAAGGACCCAACAGCAGATGATGGTTGGAATTTAGTTGATCCTCATAGTGGATTAATTAGAGATACAGTATCTGCTAAAGAACTATGGCAAAAGATATTAGAACTTAGAATGGAAACAGGAGAACCCTACATACATTTTATTGACCATTCTAACAATGCTATGAAACCAGAACAAAAGGAACTAGGACTAAAAATACATCAGTCTAATTTATGTTCCGAGATTATTTTACCTACGAGTGAAGAAAGAACAGCAGTATGTTGTCTATCCTCAGTAAATTTAGAATACTATGACTCTTGGAGTAAGAATACAATGTTCCTTAGAGATGTAGCAGAGATGTTAGATAATGTATTGGCATTTTTTATTGAGAAGGCTCCTGACCAAGTACAAAGGGCTAAGTTCTCAGCAATGAGAGAAAGGAGTATTGGAGTTGGAGCATTAGGATTTCATGCTTACCTACAAAAGAATGGCATTGCATGGGAAAGTTCTCAAGCAAAGGGTGCTAATATTAGAATGTTCAGACACATTCGTAGTAAGTTAGATGACGCTAATAAAGAACTAGGTAAAGAACGTGGCGAGGCACCTGATATGGAAGGAACAGGTAAGCGTTTTGCTCATCTTATGGCTATAGCACCGAATGCTAGCTCTAGTATTATAATGGGTAACACCTCACCAAGTATTGAGCCTTTTAGGGCGAATGCGTATAGGCAGGACACTCTCTCAGGCGCATATTTAAACAAAAATAGGTATTTAGATGTCATTATAAAAGAGTATTGCGAGAAACATCCGAGAACTAATTATGACGAAGTATGGTCAAGTATTATTAGTAACGATGGTTCTGTACAACATTTAACACAATTAACAGATGAACAAAAAGCTATCTTTAAAACATCTATGGAGATAGATCAAAGGTGGCTTATTGAGCATGCGGCAGATAGACAGGAGTTTATTGACCAAGCACAAAGTTTAAATTTATTCTTTAGGCCAGATGTAAACATTTCCTATCTGCACGCTGTACATTTTACAGCATGGAAAGAAGGATTGAAAACTTTGTATTACTGTAGATCCGAAAAACTAGGAAAAGCAGATAAAGTGAGTAAAAGGATTGAACGAGAAATAATTCAAGAGATAGATATGTCAGCAGTAGCTGATGGTGAATGTCTAGCTTGCGAAGGTTAATAAGGAAATTTAATGAACGTAAAACTGATTTCATACAGTCAGATGCCAATCGGTGGTTGGGGTGAAATCCCAGATCCAGCATTAGGCAACCCAGATCCAATGGAACTTGTTGCATACTGTGCAAGAGTAAGTAATCCAGACAATCAAAACAATAAAGAAACAAGTGAGAAACTTGTTAAGTATCTAATGAAACATCAGCATTGGTCACCATTAGAAATGGTTAGTGCGTGTTTAGAAATAGAAACTACAAGAGATATTGCTAGACAAATTTTAAGGCATAGGTCCTTTTCATTTCAGGAGTTTAGTCAAAGGTATGCAGATCCTACAAAGGATATGAAATTTGTAACGAGAGAGGCAAGGTTACAAGATCCTAAAAATAGACAAAACAGTATTGAAACTGATGACCAGGAACTACAAATTAAATGGCAACTATTACAGCAAGATGTAATTAGGACAACTAGGTATGCTTATACATGGGCATTAGAACATGGTATAGCAAAAGAGCAAGCACGTGCTGTTTTACCTGAGGGTAATACAATGAGTAGAATGTATGTAAACGGAACATTAAGAAGCTGGGTACATTACATTGAACTTAGACGTGCTAATGGTACACAACAAGAACATATGGAAATAGCAGAAGCTGTTGCTAAGGTTATATACGAATTATTCCCATGCAATTAAAAGAGATAGAATTTAAATTTGCTGGATTTGAAGCGTGGGAACCGCATAAAGTTAGTTACATTGATTGGAGAAAATCCGTTGTACTCTTAGGTGATTCAACTACTTATGGATTTGGATTAGATGAGGAAGATAGACTTCACAATGTATTAGATACAGATAGGCCTGTAAATAACTTTGGTTACCCTGGATATTCAAACGAACACATATTTAAAATATTTCTATACTTAATGGGAAGATTTGGCAGACCCCATAAATTTATTATAGGATGGTCCTCTCCAGATAGATTTGTTGTTGTAAAAGATAAAATTGGAACATCTGTAGGACATTGGGTAAGTGATAGTAGCGAGAAAAACTTTCTTGTTGAACATACTGAAACACATAGATACAGAACACAAGACTTTAGAGATGCTATTAAACTTATAGATCCTGATGTACATGAATGGACTGTGTTTAGTAATTTACCTGATGATGTTCCTGTACTAAAATTTATAGATGTATCAAAGGACAAATCACATCCTGGACCTAAAACAATACAACAATTAGCAAAGCAGATTGAACTATGAACTTGACTTGGATAGATACACTTTCTGAAGAAAATGCTAACTTTGTTAAGAGTCAAGTAAGTGACTTAGAAATAGAACTTGCAGATATCCAAAAAGGACCGCAAGTACAATCTAAGGACATAAGTAGTTTTTATCCAGGTGACTATGAGGAACACTTCAAGTCATTTATAAAACGATTAAATACACCTGCAGAACAGGCAGCGCATCAACAAAAATTACCTGCTACAGGTACATTAGTAGAAATAGGACCTTACTTAGGTAAATCTACTGTTGCATGGGCAGAAACATTACCTGGATATAAAATACATTGTATAGATTTGTTCATGGGTATTAATAAAGGTAAGTTTGCTGGTATAATAAAAGAAGACGAACATTTAAAAACATTTGTAAAAAATATAGCAGGGAGAGAACAAATAACATATGAAAAGGCGTTCTTTTATCCACATTATATTCCACCAGAGGAATTTGCTAAACCTACTATATTATATTTCGACGGTATGCCTGAGCATTTAGAAATGGCAAAGGAATATTGGACAGGTAAGGTGGATTATTTTTTATCATTTGATTATAAAAACGAAACTATTGAATGGGGTAATTTAATTGAAAGACGATAGAACAAGAGTTTTAAAGTTTTATTCTGACTTCATAAAACCATGGCATAAAAGCGACAAGACTATAGGTGTTGTTGTTAGTGGTGGATTTGATAGTGCAGTATTATGGCATTTAGTTTATAAGTATTGCATCAAATTAGATATAAATATAAAGCCCTTTACAGTACCAAAAGTAGATGGTTCAATTAGACACGCAGAGTTAGTATTAGAGGACTCATGTAGACGTTTTGGAACTAAACGTCTGCACCCAATTCAAGTCGGTACTGTAGACAATAACAATAGAGACCCAGAAGGGTCAGAATTATATCAACAGCTTCTTTCAGGTATGAGAGATGCTTATGGTATGTGTGATGTGATATTTACAGGAGCCAATCCATATGCTCCTCACATTATAAAAAAGTTTGGCCCTCCAGAAAGAAACTTTGTGAAGGGAACAGAATACGAGAATATTATTAAACAACCTTTTGCAGATTATACAAAAGATTGGATAGTTGATATAGCATGGGAAGAAGGCATATTAGATGATATTGCCAAAATTACGCACTCTTGTGTGAGGCAAAATAGAGGGCGTTGTGGTGAATGTCTATGGTGTGAGGAACGCGCCTGGGCATTTGAGGAAAACGGATTAAAAGATATAGGAATAAACTAATGACAAAATTAACAGACGAAAGGACACATTTCAAACCGTTCAACTATCCATGGGCATACGAGGCATGGTTGAAACATGAACAATCACATTGGTTACATACAGAAGTACCAATGGCAGAAGATGTAAAAGATTGGAAAGAAAAATTATCAGATAACGAAAAGGCCTTCCTTACAAACATATTTAGATTCTTTGTACAAGGAGATGTAGATGTAGCAGGTGGTTATGTAAATAACTATTTGCCTTATTTCCCACAACCAGAAGTTCGTATGATGTTAGCAGGATTTACAGCAAGAGAGGCACTCCACGTTGCAGCATATTCACATCTTATCGAGACACTTGGTATGCCTGATTCAACCTATAGAGAGTTTTTAGAATATCAAACTATGGTAGACAAACATGAATACTTTATGGAACTATCAGGACAAAATGGAACTAAGGAATCTGTTGCTACAAACATAGCAGCCTTTTCTGCCTTTACAGAAGGCATGCAACTATTCTCATCTTTTATTATGTTATTAAATTTTCCTCGTCATGGCAAGATGAAAGGTATGGGACAAATTATTACATGGTCCATTGTCGACGAAACAATGCACGCTGAATCTATGATACAATTATTTAAAACATACGTCAAAGAGAACAGAAGTATTTGGAATGACAAAACTAAAAAACAAATTTATGATATTGCAGAGAAGATGGTAGAACTAGAAGAAAAGTTCATTGATATTTGTTTTGCAATGGGTAATATGGAAAACTTACGCCCTGAAGATGTTAAAAAATATATTAGATATATTGCTGATAGACGTCTTATAAGTATGGGCATGCGAGGAATTTTTAAAGTAAAAAGAAATCCTCTATTGTGGGTAGAAGAAATGATTAATGCTCCTACTCATACAAACTTTTTTGAAAACAGAGCAACAGATTATGCACGTGGCGCACTAAAAGGTGATTGGGGGCAAGTCTGGGGAGTAGCTAAATAATGGGTGTATATGGTATGACACAAGATGAAGAAACAAGAATAAGACGTGAACACAATCAATATAATTTAGATACTATATTTGATCCAAACACATACCACAAACCAGCGTTATTAGAACGTAACAAACTTGTATTTCAAAAAGTATTAGATTATAATTTAAACTTTAAAAAAGGTTTAGAAATGTGCTGTGGTTGGGGAATAATTGGCTCCTCATTACTATTAAAGGACGCTGTTAAAGAACTACACTACACGGATATAACACAAGAACAACTAGAAGATTGTCAAATAAATGTAGACACTTGTGGACTTACAGACAGAGCTACTGTATATAGAAGTGATGTATGGGAAAATATAGATGATACATTTGATTTTATTATTGTAAATCCTCCCTGGTGGGCAAACAGAATAGAATATATGGTAAACATGGGACTTAGAGAGGAAGCATGGTTAGATGAAGATTGGCAATTTCACCAAAGATTTTTTAACGGATTAAAAGAACATTTGAATCCAGGAGGCAGATGTTTATTAATAGAGAGTTCTTTGGGCTCTCATATATCTATTTTTGAACCAATGGTACCTGATGGTATGGTAGCAACGGAAATCAAAATACCTACAGATATAAATCCATCCTGGTTATTAGAGGTAAAATATGAAGCAACCATTTGAATGTGTAAAATGTAATGGTGCCGGAAAGTTAGAAGTTTCCGAGGACCACGATTTTTACAGACTCAGATTTTGCCCTTTTTGTGGTGAAGAATTAGAGCTGGAAGAAGGGTTCGATTATATCGACAAATTTGAAGAGGAATATAATGAAAGTATCGATTAAAGATATAGGTGGCGTTGTTGTAAAGGAGGACGACAGATACACCGTAAAAGATAACTTGCACTTAAAAGGATTAGTGGTTAGTTCTACTCATCTTACAGCAGGTAAATCTACATCAGGACATAAACACGAAGGACAAGAAGAAGTCTATATGTTTATTAATGGCCGTGGTGAAATGGAAATAGATGATAACCGTTTTGAAGTTTCAGGTGGAGACTTGGTACTTATTGAGGACGGAGTATTTCACAGAGTACATAATACAGGAGACTTTGGTCTCTATTTCGTATGTGTATTCGACGGCAAAAGGCATGGATAAATTAGATTATTATTTTAAAAAGTATCCATTGTTTATGAACGCGGTGTTGCCTACCCTAGTGATAGCATCCGCCATGTTACTGATGTTTACTTGTATGACTATCATCAATTACGTCATATAAATAGTCTATATGCCTAAAGAGAAAAAGAAACACAGAGTTTATTGCACATATTTTCCTGATGGGAGATATTATATTGGTTATTCTTGTAAGACAGATAAACAATTTGAAAAATACTTTGGAAGTTCTAGTGTAGTAAAAGAAAGTGCAGAAGAATTACATAAGGAAGTAATTGCAGAGTACCCTACTAGAGCACCGGCAAAAATGCAGGAGTTTCTTTTACAATGGCAGCAGAGGGAAGACCCTAACTGTTTAAATGATATGTTGCATATTAGAATACGTTCAAGTTTTTTAAAGGACTTTGAACCCATTCAATGGAGGCCTAACAATGCGAACTAATAGTATAATGTTTATTATAATGACTGCTTTCTCAGCATTGTCTGTATCAGCAGTTGCAGCCTACTTTTCTATTGTAGGTCTAATTACTATTTTCCCGGCAGCAGCTATGGCAATTATGGGTATGGGAATTGTACTCGAAATAGCAAAACTTGTAGCAGCCTCATGGGTTTATCAATATTGGGACAGAATAAGATTCCTAATGAAATCATACATGGTAAGTGCGGTTCTAATCTTATCCATAATAACTTCATTAGGTATATTTGGTTTTCTATCTAGAGCCCATATAGAGCAGGTAGCAGTTTATACTGACCAAGACTTAAACATGGAAGTCATAGAGTTTAGATTAGAGTCAGAGAAAGATAAACTAACAGCATATCGAGACAGAATAGAAGCACTAGACTTGGTACTATTGGAATCACGTAGACAAGATAGAAACTATGTAACAAGAACACAGCGAGAAGAAAGAGAAAGAATAAACACAGACATAGATGAATCAATAGTATTAATCGATCAATATAACGAACAACTATTGCCTCTTAGAATGGAACAAGCAAAGATGGAGGCAGAACTAGGACCAATAAATTATATCTCGGAACTCTTTTATGGCGAAACGGGTGAACAAAGGATTGATTCTGCCGTCAGAATCATTATACTATTACTAATATTCGTATTTGATCCTTTAGCGATTATTATGGTATTAGCAGCAAACATTGCTATAAGAGAGTATAAAGGAGAACGAATTACAGCAGTTGATATGCCTGAGGACCCTACTGTAGATGACAAAGGCATATCACAAGCAGAAGAACCTGAAAAGGGTACTTGGGCTGCTGTTGGTAGTGCAAAGAATCCTACACACGAGCTAAAGACAAGAGTCCGTGTTGAAGATGATTTACACATAGATATAGAACTGCCACCTGACGGAACTATGACAAAAGATATGTTACAAGGACCAATGGAATGGCAGGAAGAAAAATATGGGGAGTCTGCTAAAATGGACCCTAAAAAGGAAGCAGATCTCCAATGGTTAATAGATAAAAAACGGAGTAAAGAATAATGCCAAATGTAATTGAATTTGAACCAAGGCGTAATGATGACGATTGGCGTCAGCAAATCGAAGATGTATTAAGTCGTGGATATGGTATGTTTAGGTTTCAAAAGGTAAATGGCGAAGTCCGTGAACTTGTATGTTCATTAATGCCTCATTTATTTCCGGAACCAAAAGGCGATTCTAAAAACAACAAATCACCAGGTAACCTTACTGTATGGGCGCACCCAGAAGAAGGTTTTAGAACTATTAAATATGATAAAGTGATTCGTTTCAAGTTCTTAGGCAAGGACCCACTTGTAGTAGAGCAGACTTCTAGTTCAGAAGTTACCACTATCACACCAGAATAGTTTCGCGGGCTACCTTAGCTCAGTTGGCCAGAGCAGGGGTTTTGTAAACCTCAGGTCGTCGGTTCGAATCCGACAGGTAGCTCCATTTTGGTCATCTACGTATTTGACTTTTACTTTCATAGCTCTTATAATTAGTAGTATGATTAATTTAGGAGAAGTCCATTATGGCAGCAAGAAAAAAACAACGGGGACCAGTCTACCTCGTCAAGGAACCGAACTGGGCGCAGTTCAGTCTGATAGACAATGAGGAGGAACGCGCTAAAGCGTACCGTAATTCAGAATATTTTATTCACCACGAAATAAGCGATAAAGAACAATACGCTTCATTTCGTAAGTGGGCAAAAGATCACAGCGGTTGGGATAAGAAGACTATTAAGTTAGTACAGGCAGCTCCTGACTACGCATTTCTAGCAATATCTAAATATACTTGGTTCTTTTATAAGACAGGTTGGATGACTGTAAACCAACGAGAGTATCTAGATAAAAAACTAGAATACATCACTACTAAAGGACAAGAAGCTTTAGATGCCAAACAAGAAAAGAAAGAGGCAGTAAAACCTAAGGTTGTTAGAATTGAATTGCCTTTGTTTATTGGTGCAGTAGATAATTCTGTAGACAATATTATGGAAGGCAAAAAACATTCTAGTCCTGAACAACTAATGAATGGTGTAAAACTGAACAAGGAAGAGATGTCAGAAGCAATTGCAGAGTTCAGTGGTTTACTAGATGAACTAGAAGAACTGCAGCGTGTCCGTAAAATACGACAACGTAATGACTGGGACGAACAACTTGTAGAAGGTTATAGCCATATAAGAAAACCTGATACACAAAAGTTAGTTGACTGGTTGAAAGAGTTGATGGGTTTACTATCAGCAGGACAAGTTCGTAAACAAGTAGTAAGACGTAAGAAGCCACAGGACCCACGTAAGATTGTAAACAGGTTACGATACAAGCAAGCAGATAAGGACTTGAATATAGCATCCATACAACCTGTAGATATATTAGGAGCTACAGAACTGTGGGTGTATGATACTAAGCGTAGACGTTTAGGTTTATATATGAGTAAAGGCGAAGGTGGTTTAGGTGTAAAAGGAACATCACCACAAGGATGGGATGCTGAACTGTCCTATGAAAAAACACTGCGTAAACCTGAAGAACAACTTCCTTTGATAATGAAGAAGTCTAGAAACGCTATACACGAACAAGTAGGCAAAATACGAGGTAAGAAGATGGGTGTTAAGTTAAGAATTAATCCCAACATGCTACTTCTTAAAGTCCAATGATTGTAGTAGATTATAATCAAACTGCCATAGGTAATTTTATGGCAGAGGTAAGAGGACGCCCTGATGTAGATGTAAACTTACCTTTACTTAGGCATATGATTGTAAATACAATACGTTCATATAAAAGAAAGTATGGCGAGGAGTTTGGTGATATAGTTATTGCTTGTGATAACAGATACTATTGGAGAAAGAAAGAGTTTCCGTATTACAAAGCAAGTAGACGTACACAACGACAAGCGAGTTCATTAGATTGGGGAGAAATATTTGATGCCTTAAATATTGTTAGGGACGAACTATCAGAGGTATTTCCATATCCTGTTATTGATGTAGAAGGTGCCGAGGCAGATGATGTTATAGGTACACTAGCAGAATATAGTCAAAGTTTAGGAGAACCTGGAGTATTATTCGAAGATGATATTACTCCTGATCCTTTTCTAATTATTTCTGGAGATCATGACTTTCAGCAATTACAAAAATATCCTAATGTAAAACAGTATGCACCTGCACAAAAGAAGTGGGTAAAAATTAAAGAGCCTGCTCAGCATGTTTTAATGGAACATATTATTACAGGTGATAAAGGTGATGGCATTCCTAATATGTTCTCAGATGATGATGTATTTGTTAAAGGTGAACGACAACGCCCTATACGAAAAAACTTATTGGCAAAATGGAAAACTATGAAGCCAGAGGATTTTGTAAACGGTGATGGAGCACACGGTTGGAATAGAAATAGTTTATTAGTAGACTTATCTAAAACCCCACAGGACATCAAAGAAAATATTATACATAGTTACGAGTCTCAAACAAACAAAGATAAAAGTGCTTTGTTAGAATATTTTAATAAGCACAGAATGAGACAAATGATAGATGTCATTGATGAATTTTAGAGTACCAATAAGGTATATAATTTAAAATGTTAAATATAAATAATACAGAAAGAGGAGTTAAATTATGTTTAAATGGTTAAAAACATTTGTATTTGGTCCTGATCCCGTTGAGGAAAAACCAGCTTCTGGTGTAAGAGCTAGAGGTCCAAAAGGACGTTTTAAAGCTGATGATAAATCAACACCAGATATTAATGAAGCATACGCTGATGGTAAAACACCTAAGCGTAAAAAAGCCGCCCCTAAGGCAGCCCCTAAAAAAAGAGGACGTCCTAAGGGTTCTAAAAATAAGGTGAAGTAAATGGCAAACAAGTTCAGACAGTTGAACGAGGCATTCGATTGGGTATTTGAGGCGTCTAGTAAAGACGAGCAAGTATCAAGACTTAAAGAGGTTGCCTCTACAAACCAAACGGTAGTTCCTTTAGTTAGATGGGGAGTGGGAGCCGAGGAAGTTGATTGGGGATTGCCTGAAGGTATGCCCGAGGCTGCTAAAATTGAGGACGATGTACCAGACGGAATGGGTGATACGACTATTGCATTAGAGTTTAGACGTATCAAACAATTTGTTGACCCTCAAGCTAATCTAAAAAATCTTCCAGCATGGAAACAGGAAATGAACTGGTTGTCTATTATGGAAGGACTACATCACAAAGAAGCACAGTTAATGACTGCCATTAAAGACAAGAAGTTAATAACTGCTTATCCAAAACTAGAAGGCATCTTGGAAAAATTAGGAATAGAGGATTATGTCAAACCTAAAAAAACAAGAGCCAAGCGAACAAAGAAACAGTAATTGGGATTACGAGAACCTACGGAGCGTGCACTTAGAACTGAGCACGCTCTGTAATTCCATTTGTCCTTGGTGTCCACGTTATAATAATTTTAGTCCTAATCTAAATCCTAATATTCAAGAAGGATATTACACACTAGAACAATTCAAAGAACATTTTCCTGTAGACTTTATACAACAAATAAAGTTCTGGACATTTGCTGGTGATTATGGAGACCCTGGCACTTGTCCTCATATTATTCCTATACTTGATCACATCAACAAAACCACAATACAATCACCTACCATACAAATTAATACCAATGGAGGTATGAAAGGTACACAATTTTGGTATCAATTAGGACTGTCTACAAATAGCAATAGCTATGTAATATTTTCTGTAGATGGTTTGGAAGATACTAATCACATTTATAGACGTAATGTACAATGGAAGAAAGTATGGGCTAATATGAAATCATATTCTGCGACAGGAGCTAAAGGTATATGGGAGTTTTTAAAGTTCAAACATAACGAACATCAAATGGATAAGGCAAAGGAACTAGCAGATGAATTAGGGTTTGAAATAAGATTTAAAAATCCTAATGGTTTTGAAGGCGGCCCTATGCCGGTTAGGGATAAACAATACAACGTTCAATATGAAATATATCCTTGTGACGACAATCCTATAAAACCTATACCACAAAAGGCAGTGGAGTTCATTGAGGCATTAGACTTAGGTAAAGTCGATGATAAGGTATGTGATACAATCTACAAAGACAGAACAACTGAAATAGTATGTAGTGCTAATCACAAGTTTGGTGCTGGTAATGAAATAAGA